TTAATTGAATACTCAGACGGAGTTGTTATTACAGCTTTAGATGTAACAATAGGTGCATCACCAGATAGCTTTGTAGATTACTACCAAGTAGAATATAAGCTAAGCACAGATACAGATTACATTATTGCTGGTCAAGGTAGAGGATTAGTGCAAAGAATATTAAACGTAATAGATGGTTCTCTTTATAACGTAAGAGTAAAAGCATTTAACACATTAGGAGTTGGTTCTACTTATACTTCTGCATCAAGAACTATTATTGGTGGAACAGCTTTACCAAGTGATGTTGAAGATTTTGCTTGTAACATTGTTGGTCAAGACGCACATTTGTCTTGGAAACAAATACCAGATTTAGATTTGGCTTATTATGCTATTCGTTTTTCCACAGCAACAACTGGTGCTTCTTGGATTAACTCAGTTACATTAGTTGAAAAAGTTGCAAGACCAGCTACATCAATTACAGTTCCAGCAAGAGTAGGTTCATATCTTATAAAGGCAGTAGATAAAGCTGGTAACTTATCTGTTAATGAAGCAATTATATCTACAAGTTTATTAGCAGTTGGTAACTTTAATGCAGTTACAACACAGACAGAATCTCCAACATTTACAGGAACTAAAACTAACTTAACTTTATCTGGTGGAGAATTAAGACTTACATCTTTAGCAAGTGAAGGTATCTATTTATTTTCTGCACCAATAGATTTAGGTGGAACATTTACTTCAAGAATAACTGCATCAATTACACAATACGCAGAAGATCCTACTGATTTATTTGATAGTGGTAGAGGATTTACACTTTTTGATGATGCAACAGGTTCATTTGACGGAAACGCACCTGCATTTACAAATTCACATTTAGAAATTGCTACATCTGCTGACAACATAACTTATACTTCATTTAGAAATTTTGTTGTTGGAGATTATACAGCTAGATATTATAAATTTAAAATGAGATTAACTTCTTTAGACGGAGTTTCTACTCCAGTTATTACAGCATTATCTGTTACAGTAGATATGCCAGATAGAATATTTAGTGGTAATGATATTACTTCAGGAACTGGCACATACTCAGTTACCTTTACTTTACCATTCTATTCTGCTAATTATGCAGTTGGTATTACAGCACAAGGAATGGCTACTGGTGATTTTTTTGAATTAACAAGTAAAACTACTTCAGGATTTTCAGTAGCTTTTAAAAATAGTTCTGGTACTGGAATATCAAAAACATTTGATTATATAGCTAAAGGTTACTAGATAGATTATGGCACAACACGATTATACTATTTCTAATGCTACATTCCCAGCAGTAAGAACAGACATCAATAATGCTTTATCAGCAATTCAAACTACAAATTCAGGAACATCAAGACCAACTGGTGCTGTCGCTGGTCAGCTTTGGTTAGACACAACTTCTGCAACTACACCTACATTAAAATATTATGATGGTGCTGATGACATCTCTTTAGCAACTATTGACCATTCAGCTAACACAGTAAACTGGTTAGATTCAACAGTATCAATTACTGGGCTGTCATCTACTGCAACTGGTACAGTTCTTACTCTTACAGATTCAGCTTCTACATCAACAGTAAATTTAATTATAGACAATCAAAAAGAAATTCGCTTTCGTGAAACAACAGCTAATGGAACTAACTATGTAGCATTAAAAGCACCAGCAAGTGTAAGTTCAGATTTAACTTTTACTTTACCTGCAACAGATGGAAGTTCTGGTCAAGCATTGGTTACAAATGGTTCAGGAGTATTATCTTTTGCTTCTGCTGGTCTATCTTTACAATCAGTCAAGACTGCAAACTTTACAGCAGTAAAAGGAGAAGCATATCCTGTTAATACAACGTCAGCTTCAATTACAGTAACACTCCCTGCAACACCAAGTGCTGGAGATCAAGTTCAAATATTTGATTATGCAGGTACAGCAGATACAAATCAAATTATAATTGATCGTAATGGAAACAAAATAGAAGGTGGAACAGTTAATTTAGCAATTACAGGTGAGAGAGAAGGTGTAATTTTTACATATATAGATTCAACACAAGGTTGGTTAGCCACATCAGGAGTTAATGAAGGAACAGATGTTACATCACTTTCTCAATTTTCAGCAGATTATTTAGTTATAGCTGGTGGGGGGGGTGGTGGTGGACAAGCAAATTTTAATACTTTTGGTGGAGGTGGAGGAGCAGGTGGTTATCGTTCATTTACTTCTCAATTTTTAAATGTCGCAACAAATTATACAGTAACAGTTGGTGCTGGTGGTGCTGGTGGTAGTAATGCTGTTGGAGTTAAAGGTTCAGATTCTGTTTTTAGCACTATAACTTCTACTGGTGGAGGTTTAGGTGGCACTTCAACTATTTCTGGAGGTAGTGGAGGTTCAGGGGGTGGAGGAGGTTCAATAACTACTGATAATGCGTTAGGTAACACTCCAAGCACATCTCCAAGTCAAGGTAGTAATGGAGGTGCTGGAACTGGAAATCAAATATCAACTTCTGCATCTGGTGGTGGAGGAGGTTCAAGTGCTGTTGGTTCTAATGCTTCTGCTTCAACAGGTGGTGCTGGAGGTGCAGGTACAGCTTCTTCAATAACTGGTTCATCAGTAACTAGAGCAGGAGGAGGAGGTGGAGCAGGTACTGTTACACAAGGTGCTGGAGGTAATGGAGGAGGTGGTGCAGGAGTAATTAATGCTGGAGGTGGCTCTGCTGGAGCAGGTACAGTTAATACAGGAGGTGGTGGAGGAGGAGGAGGTTATACAACATCTGCAACTGTTGGTGGAGCAGGGGGTTCAGGAGTTGTTATTATTAAATACCCAGATACACTTACTGTTTCAAATTCAGGTGGTGGTTTAACATTTTCAACAAGTTCTGCTGGTGGATTTAAAGTTACTTCATTTACTGCTGGAACAGGAACAATACAATTTAATTAATATTATGGCACATTACGCATTTTTAGATGAAAACAATATAGTAACAGAAGTTATTACTGGTAAAGAAGAAGGTAATTTTAACTGGGAACAACAATATGGTTCTTTTCGTGGACAACTTTGCAAACGTACTTCTTACAATACAATCGGTGGAGTTCATCAATTAGGTGGAACACCTTTTAGAAAAAATTACGCAGGAATAGGTTATACATACGATGAAAATAGAGATGCTTTCATTCCACCTAAACCTTTTAACTCTTGGATATTAAACGAAGATACTTGTCTATGGAATTCACCAGTAGATTACCCAACAGATGGAGAAAATTACACTTGGAACGAATTGACTTTGTCTTGGGATTTAATAGAATAATAAAAAAGGAAGGTATATGTCAAAAGTAATAAAACTAGAAAACAAAAAAATCACTAAATTAAAACTAGATAACAAATCTGATAAGTTTATAGGATTTACTAATGTTACTGATAATCCTGATTTAAAAGGAAAAGCTATCTACTTAAATATAAATAATATAACATCTATTTTTAGTACAAACAAAAATACAACAATACTTCATAATGGTACTACTGGTTGGGAAGTTTTAGAAACATTAGAAGAAGTAATTAAAAAAATATGATAACATTTATACTTGGAACTATCTTAGGAGTTTATTTGGGTTGGAAATACGAATTAGCTATTAACGACTTTATAGAATCAATTAAGATTCACTTAAACTTGAAATAATTAAGTTAATCACCATATCCGTTAAAACAAACGGAGATAACAATGCTAAACTATTCAGACTTTAAAAATTATTGGACTAAGTTCTACGCAGATGCTTTTGAAGATGCTAAAACATTTTGGAAAGACTATGCTAAGAACGTAGAACAGTTCTACAAAAAATAACTTTATTAAAACACAATAGTTTGATATTAGTGCATAAAATTTAATGTGCATTTACAAACTTTGGATTGGTGGGTGTGTCTTGCTAAAGTCTTGCAAATGTGAAAAAGACAATGGCAAGAACACAGAACGAAGAACTAATATCTCTAAAGGGACATATCACAGGAATTAAGAGAGAAGTTAAATTACTTGGTTGCTCAGTATAT